AATTTCTCGAGCCGTATCGCCTTTATTCGCCAAAAGAGCGACAGTTTTATCAGGATGGAAAATGATATACCAAAGGATGAATGCGCAAGTTGTTGTTGATTTACCAGCCTGACGAGCAGTTGTGACTATAGAATAACGATTATCTTTGAAAGATCTAACCATATCCTTCTGATAATCATACATTTTAAAACTTGTAAGACCCTCGTTAATTGAGATGATCTTCATATAATTTTCAGTAAAATAGATAGGATCTTGTTGACACTTAACATACTCCTGGACTAATTCCGGAGTCCATTCAATGTTCTGATTAGTTTTCTTTAATAGAACATTACCCTTATAACCGCCAGTCAATTCATTCATTGTTCTTCATATCCTTAAGAACTTTTTGTAACTCTGCTGTCGATCCTACAAATAGATTGTTATTGATAGTCTGAGCTTTTTCGCTTATAGGAGAATCCTTAGCGTCAATGTCTCTTATTTTTGTTTGTAATTCTAACAGTTCTTTATTGGTGTTGACAACTGTATCCATCAACTTAGCAAGAACTTCGAACGCACGTGGATGCTGCGATTGACCAGCTATTTCAGATAGCTTATCAATTGCTTCTTGACCTGTTTGAATAACTTCGTAAAGATTAGCTCGAGCTGCTTCGAAATCACTTCTAGCAGAATCATCATGAGCTTTTGCTATCAAATTGTCAATTTGTTTTTCATATTGTAACGGAGTAAGATTCTTATCCGTTTCATCATTTTTTTCTGTCATTCAATCTCATCAGTGTTATAGATTTGAGTTATGAAACCATAATCATCATCAGAATTTATTTCAATATAAGGCACAGTTCCTGTGTTGGCGTTTGGGCCACCATAGTAATTTATAGGATTGCCATTAGCGTCTAAACCTGGCTGAACTGTTACCTTCTCTGCCATTTGAGTTATACCTCTACCCTGAGCGGCAGTATTTGTAGAGGGTATATAAAACTGTGTTCTGACGAACTTAATGATACCAGAAGATTTAACAGGTCCGTAAAGATACCCCTTCAAAACAAAGTCCAACTGCCAAATTATAGCTCTTCTTTCAGTATAAGCTCCATCGTAATTATCAGAATAACTAATGTTATTTAGAATGATTGGTATGTCCATTGTAACATTAACTTCAGGAATTAAATTACAAGTGGTAGTCCAATCTGGAGTAAAATATGGAAGTATCTGTTCAATAATTTTAGTTCCATCTTCAGCGTTTTTAGCGTAGATAAAAACCTTAAAATCTATATTGTAAGGAACAGGATTATATTGATATTTGAACTTATCAGCGTCAGTAGCGTCTTTGACAGAAACCTTACCAATAGTGTTTAATTTTCTAGAGCCATCGTAAACCATTTTGCCCATCTCGAAAGAGATCATAGGCAATGGCGCTACTGCTGTTTGGGCGTCTAAACCTGGATCTTGTGTAATACGAGCCAGCATTTTATCTTTAGGAGCATATGTAATTGGCACTCTTAAAAGAGCAGTAACATCCCCGGCTGTGTTTGTTCTAGTAATACGAATCTGATTTAGCAAAGTTCCCATGAGAATTACATATTTTCTTATAAGACCAAAATAAAACGGTGAACCAAACATTAAATTTTACCTTCGCTAAATGGATCTATTGAACTAAAGTCTACAAATAAATCTGACTCTTGTTGTATTTCATCATTATCAGAAGCAGGTATAAGATCGTTCATTGAAGAATTTTCCAGAACTATGTAATCTCCGTCTTCAGTTAAGATAGGAGTTTTGATTGAACTTTCTTGTTTAATGACCCAATCAAGAATATTAGTATCATACTTTTTCTGAATAGCATCTATTTCAGGAATACCAGTATTAATAAGTTCGCCTGAATACTCGAATACTTCACAGGTCATTTCCCATGTCTGCAAAGCTCCAAGCTGATAGAACATTTCATACTTGTTTACATATTTTATTTGAAAGGCTCTTTGATTTAATGGAAACCAAATTAAGTCTCCTTCGTTTGGTCTTACCTGAGTAGTAAACTCTCCGACTTCATCGTTAAAAATTCTACGAGCGACCGAGAACACAACTTGATTACGGATTTCAACGCCAAACTTAGAAAGGAATTCTTGATCGCCGCTGAATCCATCAATAGATTTAATATACATTTCTATTGGATATGCTACTTCATATGAAGATTGATCGTCTGCTCCATAAACGTCATCGTAATTATTTAATTTACGTGGAACGTAGTATATATCGTGGCCGTATATTTTTATTGATTCAACAATCAAATTCTCAAGAAGCAGCTGCTCCTGAGATGCTTGAAAATTATTGAAGAAAAAATTGGTGGCCATGATTATCCGATCATATCGGTTGCTGGTAAACTATAGCTGTAAATCATTTCACGCTCTAGATCTGCTCTTTCCTGAGTGGCTTCATCGTATATTTTTTGACCATTAAAAGTCAGTCCACCTGGCATTTTCATACCTTCAAACTTCTTAAGGTTTTGACCCCATTGCTGTTTGATTAAACAAGCTGCATATCTACCTAACCATCTATCAGCCCATGCATCAGTATAAACATCAGGATCTACGACTTGATATGCTTCAACGATTAAATAATTACCAACAGCAATTTGATCCCAAGACATATCAATATATAGTTTATTAATATGACGATTGTATCTCAATGGTTGTTGACCGACTAGCATCTGTTCAAGAAACTGAACATGATTCATGGCCATATAATATGGAACCATTGAAACAGATGTTAGAGTATAAAGATCATTAAGCGCAATTTGATAACGAATATTGAATAAGTTGTTCAAACCAAGAGCTGAACCAAGAGGAAAAATGTTTACAGCGCCAATAATATTTTCTGGAAGCGTAATATACTTGTTATCTATATCAGTTTGATCAATTTGTCTTTTGTAATATGTTTTTTCAGAACCATCAAAGTGATAATCCCAAAAATATCGTAGAGCTTCGTCAATACGATCGGAAACTTGGTCATCGTCAACGTTTATTTCGATGACTGGTTTACCCAATCTTCGTAAACAATTTTCAACAAATTCTGCTCTTGTTGTTGGGATTGCCATTTATTGTTCCTGATTTTCTGAGTAACTATTCCACTTAGCGAGCGGACATCTAGATTCGGGGAATAGAGTTTTAAATTTCATAAAACATCCACATTCTTTACATGTAAAAAATGTCTTATCGAATTTTTCGCATTGATTGCAAACTTCTAATCTTTCTTTAGATTTTTTACTTCTTTCTTTCCAAACTTCTTTAACGTCTTTCATGACTATTTATCAATCACAAGTTCGTTAAATAAATTCTGCAATTCTAATAATTGTGTTTTGTCTATTTTATCTAAGTCTTCGGGTCTAGTTTCTAATAATCCGTATTCTTTTATTTTTTTATAATATTTTGATAACAATTCATCAAAATTCTCAGGTTTTTTAATCCAATTGTTAGAAGAAACAGACCAAATATAATAATTGCCATCGTCAGGCGCAGAATACGGCGCATTCATAATTTTTCTCATGTTCTCATTATAATCTTTTACAGATTGAATAGCTAATTGTATTATTTCTTCTTCAGAAAGCGATGTTATTTCGTAATGATCTGTCCATATTTCAGTATTGTATTCTTTAGATAACTCCTCGTCACTAATATAATGAACAGAAGAAAGTTTTTGATGAATTGCGACGTCTGGTAATGGCTTTCTTATAAATCTAGCATAACCTTCTGGTGGATTGTCAGGATCAAAATCTGAAAAAAGTAATCTCATGTTCCATTCTGCAATCGGGTGCTCATATGGTTTATTGTTTTTAATTTGAATAAAAAATTTTTCTGTCATGTTTAACTCCAAGATATCAAAACAGAACCATTGGCACCTGTTCCACCGGTGCCGCCGCCCCATGTAGGATTTCCGCCACCACCAGCGCCGCCTTGACCTACTACTACCTGATAACTTGTTGACCAAGTAGGATGACCCGCTGTAGAATTGAAAGTCCAAGATTTAGTCTGTCTATTTCCTGTACCACCCGATAGGCCGCCGCATCCACCATTTGGATCTCCTCCAGCGCCACCAGCGCCGCCGCCTGCGCCTTGATTAGTGCCACCAGAACCAGTTCCGTTTCCTCCCCCAGGACCACTTCCGCCGCACCCCGGTGCACTATTTCCACCAAACCCGCCTCCTCCAATTACTGGAGTTGAAGAAACAAATCTTGATTCTCCGCCATTTGTGCCAGGCAAACCAGGGCAATCGCCTAAAAACCCGCATGGGTAAAAAAATGTTCCGCCACCTCCACCGCCGCCACCAGCACCTCTGACATCAACATTTAATGTTTGATATGGAAGAGTTAGAAATGTATACGTTCCAGGAGTGCTGTAACTATTACTTCCTGCTACAGGTTTGCCTCGTGCATTTGTCATACTTATCTGCGCTGCACTAGTAGGAACATCTAATAAAATTCTAACATTAGTATCATTTAAACTTATTTGAGCTGTTGCATTGTTATAAACAATACTTGCAATGTCAGAAAATGATATAGCGCCAGTACTCGGTGTTGGCATTATTTATTCTCCAACATTTTTTTAAGTTCATCAATTTGATTTTGTTGTTCTTTGATTGCTTCGATTAGAATTGCAAACAAACCTCTATCGCGCAAAGAAAGATAACCGTCTTCGCTTTCACGAACTAGATCTGGAAATACTTCTTGGACGTTCTGTGCAATCAAACCAATATCATTATTGATACCAGCAAAATCACGTTCAGCGGTTCCTTTTTTCCAATTATAAGTAACGCCTTGAAGTCTTTTTACTTTATCTAGTGTGTTTGAAAATGGTGTAATATTTTCTTTCAATCTTTCGTCGGAAGTCGCGCCAAATGCAGTAATATTACCATTGGCGACGAAATTACCACTTGGATCTAATGTGGCCTTTACTGAACCACCGGCTACAAAATAAACAGAGGTGCTAACAGAAGTACCCACAAAAAGACCTGCAGAATTTACTGCGATTTGGGCTGTTTGTGTATTTTGAGCAGCGTTTGTGAATTGTAATATAGCAGTATTCGAATCACTACCGCCACCTGGATAAATTCTAACACCATAATCGCCAGCGCCAGTCCTAAAAACTCCACCGAGACTGGATATATTATGATGAGTGCCAGCAAATAAAACAGCGCCATTAGCTTGAACAGACATAAATTCTACAGTATTATTAGCAACAACTAATGGTCTACCAGTTCCGGATTGAGCGTAAACTGCAACTCCAGCATTAGCTACAGCTGCTAGAGCTGTCTGCGTCCCAAAGAAAGTTTGAAAATAACCACCATATCCAGTATTAGCGTAACCAGCAATAGCGACAGATGATGAACTAGAGTTAGATACACCAATAATTCCAGCAAAACCATTTTCAGTTTTGCTACTCAAACCATTACCTGTATTGGATAGAAAAAATCCAGCTCCTCTACCATCGGCGCTAATTACAGTAATTCTTTCGCCAGGAGTAGCAGTACCAATACCAATGCTACCATTACTAGCGATACGCATACCTTTGTTATCAGAAGACCATGGTCCAATGACCAAAGCGCCAGTATCAGCCGAACCATCAGAATATATTAAAGTATGATCATTAGTTTGTACTAATGGATTCCAAGCGCCAACGGTCGACCGACTGTTCAACATGGACCAATATAAACCTTCATCCAAATATATTTCGCCAGCGGCGCTGGCGCCCGAACTTCTGGTTATATGTAATTTAGATCTAGGCGATGAATTGCCGAAACCAATGTTGCCATTAGCTTCAACAGACATAAATTCTACAGTAGCATTAGAAGCAACGAAAGGTCTACCACCTGTTGAGACCGCCGCTCTAACGCCAATTCCATTACTTGAATTCAAGAAAAAACCTGCATGCGCAGAAGAATTAGTTGTTGCATGAGCATAACCTGCAATAGCAATACCGCTACCAGAGTTAGCAACTCCAACAATACCTATACCAGCGCTAGATCTACCAAGAACAGCAAAACCATTGGCGTTATACCCACCAATAGCAGCTCCGCCTACATTAGAAGAACTGGTGAATGTGTTACTATTATAGGTAACTGTTA